TCGAGCTGCGCTTCGCGGTAGATTACGACAACGAGTACGATCCGGAGACGGTCAAGAAGGGCAATGTCGCGGCCAAGCACTTGACCCGGCAGTGGGAAAAGACGTCGACCGACACGATGTTTGGCCAAGGCGTGTACGAAGGCTTGAAGTACGGCGGCGCGCTGCTCAAGCAGTGGGGCAAGGCCGAGGGTCCGGCCGATCACCCGCGGATATCCTACGAGAAAAAACTGGTCCTTCCCTGGAACTTCGGCGTCTACCGGGAGGACGAGAACGACATCGATAACCAGGAAGCTTTGTGCGAGACGTCGTACCTGACGGGGCCGGAGCTTTGGAGTCGCATCTACAATCTGCCGAATGCGCGCAAGCTGTACGAACAGATCATGACGCATGCCAAGTCCAACGAGATGGGCAGCGGGCCGGATAGTTTCTTCCATCAGGTGCTGTCGACGTCGCAGATCAATACCGGCGTGCAGGGCGCCACGCGCCCGCTGCCGGGCGGTATCGTCCAGCTCAACAACGATCCGAATTATGCGATCATGGGGCCGACCGTCGGCGCTCCCGTCATCAAGTTTCATGAGCTGTGGGTGAAGGGCGAGGAAGATTACAAGACGATCCAGATTGTCGATCCCGACATTCTCGTGACCCGGTTCAAGCTGTCGAACCTGTTCATCAAGGAAAGCCGCCTGCAGCCGTACACGCTGATCCAGCCGAACCCGATCACGAACTGGTTCTGGGGCCGGAGCGAGCTGGTCGATCTGATCGAGCCGCAGGCGCTGCTGTCGCAATGGGCCGAGGACATCAAGCGGTTGTTCGGGCTGCAGATCGACAAGATCCTGGCGTTCAAGGGCGACAATACGATTCAGGACGAGATGTACGCGCAGTTCCGCGCTGCCGGGTATGTGAATCTGGGACAAGGCGGAGGCGTCGAGGACCTGACGCCGAAGATGCCGCCGGAAGCGATCGAGATGCTGAAGTTCTGCATCGAGATGATCAACACGCTTGGCAGTTTTCCCGACATCATGCAAGGCAAGGGCGAGGCTGGCGTGCGCGCGGGCGTGCATGCGAACACGCTGTTGAAGACGGCTTCTCCGACCCTGCGGGACCGGGCGCTACTGACTGAGCGCCAGTGTGCGATCGCCGCCGACAAGACCATGACGCTGATGGAGGCGAAGGAGGATCGCAAGTTCTGGGTCGATCCGAAGAAGATGGACGACAATTTCATGCTGACCGACCTGCCGGAGGACTGGCGGGTGACGGTGGACAGTCATTCGTCGAGCCCGATCTTCTCGGACGAGAGCCAGCAGTTGATCTTCGCGCTGCGCAAGACCGGCGATGTCGATGGCGAGTTCGTGATCGACAACACGCCGGTGCCGAACAAGGAGACGGCGAAGGCCCAGCTTCGCGAGCGTAAGAAGCAGGGTGCCGAGATGCAGAAGGCGCTGTTCGGTCAGCTATCGCCCGAGGGCAAGGACAAGGCGATCGAGAAGATGCTGGGTGGGCACAAAGGGCATTGAGCGCTATTGCCTGAATCCCCCCGGCACCGGGGACAAGACCGCCGGCCCGCGAGTTGCTTGCCGAATGACGGGATCGCTTGAAGCGCGTTGCTCGAGCTTCGCGCGCAAGCGGGCTTCGCCGAGGCTGCGCTGGATGCGGGCTTCCTCGGATTGATCGAGGTCTTCGAGACATACGCCATGGATGGTGTTTTTTGCCCATGAAGCGATCTGACCAAATTCATCTTCAATACAGAAATCGTCTTCGTGCAGGATAGCTTCTACTACATGCACACGAGCTAAGTTGGCTTTCTCTTTATCCTTGAACAAAAATGCCCACGCCGTCGCGCTCGGACCGAAGGAAATGGTCAGGCTGTACATCTATTTTTCCTTTTTACCGTTTGTCCAAGCGACAAATTCTTCGAGGGGAAATCGCCAGCGGCCTTTGGGGACCAGCTTGTAGCCCGGCGGCCTGTTCTTTTTCATTTGCAGATAGCGACGCAATGTATTTCGGGAAATACCGGCTGCTGCGGCAGCTTCGTCGATGTTGAGCCAGTTGCGTTCAATATGGATGCTCATGCACTCTTGGGCGATGATGCTAAAACATTGCTCTATTTGGTACAAGATGGATGAAAACTTGTCAACCAGTCCCTCGCCTTCTTCCCGGAACTACAAGAGGTTGGTCGGCGCACACTACCGTGCGATCACACCACTCAAGAAGGAGCGCGCCATGATCGAACGTCATCGTCGGGGCAAGCGGAAGCACCGCAAGTAACCCATGCCAATCCCAGCTCCTGCAGCTCCGGGCGGACAGCCCCAACAGCCCCCGATGGGCGCGTCCCCAGCAATGGGTGCCACGCCGAATCGCGGCTATGAAGCTGCCGGAATGCAGAAGCTGGGCGTCGTGGTGAAGCAACTCGAAGCACTTTTGCCGGAACTAGGTGCGACTTCTGAAGCGGGACAAGCGGTTCTCAAGGCGCTCAATTCCCTGGTCAAGTACGTCCCCGCCGGATCCGTGACGCCGGCCGCCCAGAAAAATTCGATCGAAGCCCAGCAGCGCAACATGGCGCAGAACAACCAGCAGATGGCCGCGCTCAAGCAGATGATGGCGCAAAGAGGTGCTGGTGGCGCGGGCGGCGGTCAGCCGCAGGGAGCAGCGGCGTGAGGGACACGATTTTCAAGACCAACGCCGAGATGCCGCCGAAAAGCGGATCATCGCTCGCGGTGCGTACCGCGCAGACCCGCACCGACTATCACGAGAATCTCGAGTCGGCGATGAATGTTCCCGACAAGAACATGAGCGTCGTCAACTTGCCGCCGGTCAATCGCGGCAAACACTACTGAGGAGACATCGATGTCGAACGTCAACATTTTCCAGAACAGCGCCAAGTCGATCCCGACCTCGGACGAGCAGATCGTGCGCGTCGACATGGAGCAGATCGACATCGGCGGCCGCAAGTCGCATCTCCCCGGGCAGGAGAAATCCGGCGCACTGACGCTCAGTCATGTGCCGAATGCCGGTTCCATGACAGGGAACAAGTAAGCCATGGCGAAGGCAATCGAGATCGACGAGGACGAGTTCAACCGCCTGAAAGCCTTGCAGGGCGTGGCCGCCAAGATCGTGGCGAATCCTTCAGCCCGCAAGATGCTCGAGCAGGCGCACAAGACCGTCGATCCGAACGCTCCGACTCCTTTCCTCGATCAGGAAGAGAAGATGTCGGCTCCGATCAAGGAGATGGAGAAGGCATTCAACGAGAAGATTGCCGCCATGGAGAAGGATCGCGCGGACGAGAAGCGCGAACAGACCTTGGCCGTCCTTGCCCAGAAGCAGAAGGACGGTTTCTCCGCCCTTCGCCGGCAAGGCTATACCGATGAGGGCGTGGCCGCGATCGAGAAGCTGATGGAGACCAAGGGTCTCCTCGATGTCGATGACGCCGTCGCCATTTGGGAAAAGAGCAACCCGCCTCCCACGCCGTCCTCGCCGTCCGGCGGCATGACCGGTACGGCATGGGGCTTCGCCGACGTCAATGCGGACTCGGACAAGAGCATCCAGGAACTCATTGCCTCGAAGGGGCAGAACGAGCACGTCGCCGATAAGATGGCGATGGCCGCCCTCAACGAATTTCGCGCAGCAAACGGCCGGCGCTAATTTAGGAGATTGAGATGCCACTTCCCGGATTAGGCGTCGCCCCGGCAGCAGGTTCCCTCTACACCGAATTGTCTGCGGTGACACGGCGCGCATTCGTACCGCGCATGTTCGTCCAGATCTATTTCGGATCGCCGACGCTGTTCTATATGACGGGCAACGCGCAGCGCGCGGCCGGCGGCCTCAACCAGGTCACCATCCCCTTGCAGGGCAACTCGATGGTGCAGGGCCAGTTTACTGGCTATGGCGGCGGCTTCAACAGCCCCGTCATCACCCCAGGCATCCAAAACGGCCAATGGAATTTGGCGTATTGGGTCGTTCCGATCCCGCTCCCCTTCGGCGAGACGGTGATTCAAGCGACCGACCGCGAGATCAGTCTGCTCAAGGCGCGCATGAACGACGCCTACGCGGTGACCCGGCAGAATTTCGCCCGACTGGCGTTCATCAACAACACGGCGAACCCGCTTTTGCCGGATTCGTTCTACAACGCCTTCGACGACGGCACGAACGTCCCGACCTACGGCGGCATCAACCGCAACGCCTCGGGCAACTCGGCCTTCAAGGGCCAGTACATCAACCTCAATTCCGGCACGTACAGCCAGGGCGCCGCGGGCTTTACCCGTGCGGGCATGGCGACGCTGCTGGCGGGCACTACCGACGCGGCCGGCGGCGAGGCCGTCACCTTCGTGGTGATGAACCCGGGCGATTACGCCACGCTGAACAACACCTTCATCGCGACCGAACAGCTCAACCCGGGCGTGGGGTCGCAATACACGATGGACACCGCGGTGCGGTCGTCCTTCCCGAACTTGAACGTCTCGGGGATTCCGATTTTTGCCGACCACTTCTGCCCGAAGGGCGAGGTCTTCGGTATCAACGTCAAGTACACATCGATGTACATGTCGGAAGATGCCGCGTTCGACTTCTCGGGCTTCTACTCTCTCGTCCCGCTCGGCCAGATCGGGCAGCAGGGTGTCGTGGTCTGCGGTTACGACATTCTTTCCGCCAAGTCGGTTTCCGGCTTCCACGGGTACAATCTGCAGGGCGCGGCATTTTAAGGAGCTGATCGATGCCTCAATTTCTTTCCGGGCCTGGTGTCGGTCTCGCATTTCCGACCAACCTTTACCCGTCCGAACTGACCAACGCACCGCTTGACAGCCCCGGCAACCAGTTGGGCATGGCGCCCGGCGATGTCCTGGTGCTGCCCGCTGGCGACTGGTACATCAGTCTCGGGTTCTATCTGGTGCTGCAGTTCCTGGATCCCGTCACCAACGTCTGGCAGATGGCGTCCAGCTCGGCATATCATCGCGGCACGCTGCATGCCAGTTCGGATGGTTTCAACTGCCGCATTGCCAACCTCACGGGATGCGTGGTGTCGGCTTCGGTCGTCAACGGCGGCACTAACTACGTTCAGGCTACCACGACCATCACGGCGATCGGCGGGTTCACTGGTGCGAGCCCGACCCTGCTGCCGATCGTCGGCGGCGCGCTGAAGATCTCCGGCGGCACGCTGACGGCGAACGGCGCTGGCTACGGCGTGCCTCCGATCGTCATGATCCCGCCGCCTCCTCCGGCGCAGGTCAATGCCAACGGCGTTGGCGGCATTCCGGCGGCGGCGATTGCGATCATCGCGTCCGGCACGGTGTCGTCGATCAGCATGATCAACCAGGGGGCCGGATATCCTACGGCGCCGGTTGCGGTGATCGTGCCTTCCCCGTTCGATCCGAACCTGTCTACAGGCATCACCGCGGCAACCGTGACGTTCACGCTGGGTTCGGCCGGCGTCATCATGGGCGCCCTGGTGACCAACAGCGGCTCGCCGCTGCCCAACGGCTCGCTCGCTTCGGTCACCTTGTCGGTCGGCGGTGCGGGTACGTCCGGATCGTTGACGGCAAACGTCTTGCAGACGGTGGTATCGTCCAGCGTGACGGGTGCGGGTTCGGGCGGCTCTGCTTATGTGACGACTTCCGGCGGCGTGCCGGTAGCAGGCATCGGCAACTCGCCGTCTGCCGAAGGCATTGCATGGTTGCCGCGTCCGGCGCAAATCAGCAGTTCTGCGACCGCAAACTCTGCCGGAACCATTTACGACGGCGGTTTGTTCGAAGCGGCTCCGGCTGCTGCGGTTGTTGCCGGAATAGGCGCGACGTCAACGATCGCTACCGTCGCACTGACGATGGGCAGCTTCTACGACATCGCCGTCATCCAGCCGGCGCCGTAAGGAACGGGCATGGCCCAGACCTATAGCCAATCGGTGACGGGCATCAACGCAGGTGCCCGTTACAACACGGCGGCTACTCTCAAGGTCGGCGATACCGATATCGCCGGCGACAACATTCTTAATTACGCGCCGAACATTCAGGGTAATGCCAGCGACAACGGCTACATCCTTTGCAAGAACCCCGACGGCTCGCAGTCGTACTACCGCATAGATGCCGAGCGTTCGATCCCGGGCGTATCGCTGGTCATGATCCCCGTGTAGGCTGATCGGCAAAGGAGTGCTTTGCCTTGCTCGCAGCCTACCTTACCGCCACTCGGTCCCTCCTCCAGCTTCCTGGAACGCAGTCGTCGTCGCTTTACTCCGACGCCGATCTGACGCGCTTCATCAACGTGGCGCGCGGGCAGGTGGCGGGCGAGGGCGAGTGCATCTGGGTGCATGGCACCATCCCGACGGTCGTCGGGCAGACGCCCTATCGGTTCCAGGACATCAACATCGGCGTGCCAGCGACGACCGGCGTGCAGGGCGTCATCAAGATCAGCAGCCTGAGCTACGTGGCGGGAAACGGCCAGTTGTGGCTGCCGCCGCGATCGTGGCCGTGGTTCTCGCTGTTCGAGCGCAACAATGCCGTGCCGCAGCAGGGGCCGCCCAGAACTTGGGCGCAGTACGGACAGGGCGCGGCGCCGAGCGGCGCGGTGAACACCCAGGTCAATGGCGGCAGCTTCTACATCTCGCCTCCGCCCGACGACACCTACACGCTGAACTGCAACACTGTTTGCTACCCGCAAACCCTCGTTCTCGACACGGACGCCGAGGCGATTCCCTTCTTCTGGACCGATGCCGTGCCGTTCTTCGCGGCCTACTTCGCGCTGATGTCGGCGCAGACCAACGCGCGCATGGCCGATGCCGCGCAGATGTACAAGGGGCATTATCAGGAGTTCATGGATCGAGCTCGCAAGCAGTCGAACCCGGATGAGAACCGCGGCATTTACCGGCAGGCCGCCGATCCCGTGCAGGCGATCAAACTCGGCGTCAAGGGTGGCGCATGAGTGTCGACACATTTTTCTACTTGAAACAATGCACGCGCCTTTTGCGCGAGCAGAAGCAGGATTTTGAGAACCCCGAGGATTTGCTGACGTACATCAATCTTGCGCGGCGGGAGATCGCGGGGCGAACGCAGTGCATCCGGCGTCTTACACAAATATCCGGGCAGATCATCAGCGCCAACGTGATCAATCCCGGCACAGGATACACTGCGCCGGTCGCGGTCATATCGCCGCCCGATTTTCCCAGTGGAGCGCTGCCCAATCCGAACGGACGGCAGGCGGTAGCTTCGGTCAACCTTTTAGGCGGGGCGGTCAATAGCGTCATCATTCAGGATGGTGGGGACGGATATTTCCAGCCGGCGATTAAGATCGTGGATCCCACGGGGACCGGCGCGGACATAACGCCGAACATGTCGCCGATGAATCTTTTGAACATCGGGCAGGAGGTTTATCCGTTCAGCGGGATCGATCTCAGCGTATTTCCGGGGGTGGATGCTGTGCATGCGATCAAGTCGGCGAGCGTGATTTATGCGAATTATCGTTACTCGCTGCCGATGTACGCTTTCAGCGTCTACCAATCGATGATCCGACAATATCCATTTCAGTACCAGTATGTGCCGACGTTTTGTTCCCAGTTCGGACAAGGCGCCGGCGGCAGCTTCTACGCTTATCCGCTCCCGTCGCAAACCTACCAGTGGGAGTTCGATTGCTTCTGCCTGCCGACTGACATGCTGCTGGATAATTCAATTCCGGAAGCGATCCCGCAACCTTGGACCGATGCCGTGCAGTACATGGCCGTGCAGCTTGCCTTCCAGGAAATGCAAAATTTCAACTCGGCTAAATTCTACGAGCAGATGTTCGACAAGATGACGCTGGGATACTCGGCACAGGCGCGTCCGGGGCGGGTCGTAAATCCGTACGGCCGCTACTGATGATCGAAGCCCCGCAACCGCAGGCCGAGCAGCCAAATCCCTATTTACCTGCGGGGCCGCCCGAGCCGCTGATCTTCGAGGACTTCGAAGGCATCAACACGGCCACGCTTCGTCCCGGCGTGGACGACAAGCAGGCGGCATGGTTCGACAACTTCATGCCGCTCGGCCCGAAGCGCAATCTTCGAACGATGTACGGCATCGGTCCGGCACTGTTCACGCCGACCGACGGCGACACGGTCGTATTCTTCGATTTTTTCAACATCGGATCGACGCCTTACATGCTGGCGGTGACCAGCAATGGCGAGATTTATGCGGTCAACACCAACACTTCCGTGGCGACCTCGATCGCTCCTGCCGGCACCATTACGAACCCGTCGCGAACGCAAGTCGGCCTCACGCAGTACGGCAGCAAGTACGTTCTAATCGTTGCCCAGCAGGCCAACGGATATTTTCTTTGGAATGGAACGACATTCTACAGTCACGGGGAGGTCGTGCCCGGCGCCGGCACCATGCCGACTGGGATTCAAGGCAGCGCGATCGAGGTCTATGCCGGTCGCGTTTGGATTGCGAACGGTCCGACGATCACGTTCAGCGCTCCGGGATCGGTGACTGACTTCTCGTCGGCCAACGGCGGCGGCAATTTCACTTCGTCGGACAGTTTTTTGCGCGTGGCGTTCATCCAGCTCAAGCAGACGAACGGCTTCCTTTACCTGATTGCCGATTCCAGCGTGAACTACATTTCCGGCGTGCAGACGTCCGGATCTCCGCCGGTGACGACGTTCACCAACCAGAACGCCGACCCCGAGACGGGCACGCCATGGCCCGCATCGGTCGACGTGTTCAACCGGAACATTCTTTTTGCCAACCCGTTCGGCGCGCAAGTGTCGTATGGCGGCGCGGTGACGAAAATCAGCGAGATGCTGGACGGCGTCTACAACACCGTGCCCAATTTCGGCAACCTCTCGCCTTCGGCGGGCAAGGCGATCATTTTCGGCAAGAAAGTGTGGATGCTGCTTTTGCCGATCATCGATCCCGTGAGCGGACAGCAGGTCAACAAGCTGTTGCTCTGGAACGGCAAGCAGTGGTGGGCGGCTACGCAGGACGTGCCGTTGATTTACGTTCAGCACCAGGAAATAAATTCGGTTCTGACGGCCTACGGGACGAACGGAATATCGGTATTTCCTCTGTTCGCCCAGCCTTCCACAGCTATTACAAAAGTGGCGCAGACCAAGCTGTGGGACAAGCCTGGCGGATATCAGTTCACCAAGTTCGTGACGCGATTCTGGGGCATCGTGAAGTATTACGACCCGAGGTCTGCGACCATCAACATATCCCTGGACAACGAGACCAACTCGGTGGCGATCGCGGCCTCGGTTACGCCAAACTTGGCTACGTGGGTGACGGCAGGAGGGCTATTATCGACGTGGGTGACGTTGGGTGGTGCGCTATCGACATGGCTGGCTGGCGGCGGCTCGGCCTATTCGGTCCTGCAGCCCGATGCCGTTGCCCAGCAGGGGGTGCTGACGGGCTTTACAGTGACGACCAATGTCGCTGATATGGCGATCGTGTCGATGATGATGCAGAACTCTATCGCAGGGTATCGAGGGTAATTCATGGCCTATAGTCTTACCCAGTTCGAAAACAATACCCAGAACAGCCTCGTGGCGCTGGACAACAACACCATCACGCTGAGCGCGCAGGCGCCGATCCCCTGCACCATTGCCGGCACCAACACGCTGACGCTCACCCAGAATGGTGCGGGCGTCGTGCCGTCTGCTACGATCTCGGCGTACACGACGGATATGGCATTTGCCGGCATCGCGACCGGAACCAATACGGGACCGACCACGGCTACTGTCGGAAGTGTCGGAACGATTCCGGTGTTCAAGGACACTCCGGCAGGTCCGGTTCAGCTCACAGGCAACGAGATCGTCCTCGGTAACGCGATCACGCTGCTGTACGACGCGGCGCTGAATGCGGGCAACGGTGGTTTCCATCTCATCTCGTCGACTGCGATCACGTCAACCGCGATCACGGCGACGTCGGTGCAGGTCAACGGCAACTCGACTTTGACCAACCTGCTGTCCGGCAACAGTCCGACCTTGACGTTCACGGCTACCCCCGGCTGGTCCTCGCAGGATCAGACGTTCTCGGTAACCGCGGCGCTGGCGAGCGCGCTGCCCGCGACAGGCGACTTCATGCTGGTCAATCCGCCGTCCCTCGGCGCCACCGGCATCGATTATCGCGGCTACGTCACTGCCACCGGCGTGTTCAGCGTCAGCCTCGCCAGCGCCAGCTTTTCGAACGTATCGGTGGCGACGCTCAATGTCCGACTGCTGAACGCGGCGTCGGCATCGCTGGCATCGAACAGCGGCATTTATCGTTATGCGGCGATCAGGAGTGTGCCATGAGTGGGCTTGCCGATCTCTACAACGTCCCTTCGAATGATGAGGAACGCGCGCAATGGTCGTTCGCGCACATGGCGCATCATCGCGACATCAACCGGCGGATTTATGAACTGGTCAAGATCGCACTGCCGGAGTATATCCTTGATCCCGTGAACCCGTCCGACTCAGGCGAATGGGAATACCAGCACCAGCTTATGCACGACAATCAGAACGGGATTCTCGGTATCGAGGGGCAAGACCTGACGGGCATCGACTGGAAGGATCAGCGGACGCTGGCAAGCTGGATTTTTCTAAACAGCAACGAGCACTACCAAGCGTCAGCTATTTTAGAGGTAGGATAGACAATGGCCGAACCCGCCCTGAAGATTGAAGCACGCGAGCTCGCTTTCGTCCGTCGTTTCGAGATCGCCGATCTGTCGAAGCACGGCCCCTGGCTGCTCAAGCGCTTTCAGGCTATTTTCCCCGACATGTCGGAAAGCGCGATTGCAGGCTATCTCCGCGGCATCCTCTACAGCAACGAGCATCTGTTCTTGTATCAGGACAACGCGGTGGCTCTCGCGCAGCTCGTCTACACGGCCGGTATCAAGCCGACGAAGGTGGTGCAGGAGCGGTTCGTGTGGGTCGCCGACCGCAATGACAAGGATCAGGTCGAGAGCGCTGCCGACTTCTATCTGCATTTCCAGATGTGGGGCAGACGGCAGGGTTCTGATCGTATGTTCGTGCTCGAAAATTCCGATGTGCCGAAGGCGCTGGTCGAGGTGCATCTCGGCCGCCTGTTCGATGTGAAGATCAGTCACGCGAGGATTTGATGGCCGAGTACGCTGTCGAGAAACTGGAAAGTGCTTTCCACGACCTGCAGTCGATGCTGCCGGCACAATGGGCGCACACCGGCGACAGCGACATCGAGTGCCAGCCGAATTGGGCGATGTACCACCAGCTCGAGCAGCGTGAGGCGTTGCTTCTCGTCATCGCCCGCGATGAAGGGATGCCGGTAGGTTACATGGCAGCTTTTCTCTACCCACATCCCAATGCGGTCTCGGTCAAGGTCGCGGAAATCAAGACCTATTATGTCGATGAGGGGAGGCCGATGGTCCTCAACTCGATGGTCAAGTTTACTGTGGACGAACTTGTCCGGCGAGGGGCCTACAAGATCAAGGCATCGACGAATGCGGACGATTCGGCCGCCCGGCTGTGGGAACTTCACGGCTTTGAAGTTTCCGAGATCGGGCTTACACTGAAATTGCAGTCGCGAGGTGCTAAAGATGCCTGATCTTGGGATTGGCGAGGCCGCCGCAGCTTTCGGGCTGGGCGATTTCCTGGGCTTGGGCAGTTTGTTCGGCGGCGCTGATGTCGCGGCCGCGGCGGCCGCTCCGGCTTTTGAGACTGGCTTGGCGACAATTGGCGGGACCGCGGGCGCGGCTGCCACTGGCGGACTGGCTGACCTCGTAGGGACAGGGACCGCTCTGGCCGGCGGAGCGACAGGGCTGGAAGGTACGCTGCTGGCTGGCGGGGCTACTGGCGGGCTGGAAGGCGCCTTGGGGCTCGGAGGTGCTACGGCGCTCGGCACGGCCGAGGCGTTCCTGGGGGCTCCTGCAGCGTCCGGCTTCAATGCTGCTGCCATTACTCCAGGCATTGGCGTTTTCGATCAAGGGCCGGGCGTATTGAATGCGGCGTCGGGCGCGCAGCCGACGGCAATCGGCGGAGCGACGTCGCTCAGCCCGAACGTGGCCAATGCCAATGCGGCAATCCCCGGTGGCTCGGTGTTCGATACCGGGAGCGCGGCGGTGCCCGGGGTCAATGCGGCAGGGGCTCCCAGCGCGGTTCCGGCAGGCGGTGGCGCTTCGGCTATTTCTGCGCCGGCGGGCGTGACGGCTCCGGCGGATGTTACGGCTGCGGCCACCGGCGCGGCACCAGCAGCCGCCGGTGGCGCGACTCCCAGTTCGATCGAGGGTTTGCTGGGCAAGGCCGGTGGCGGCGTGATCGACTCGCTGACCAAGAACCCGCTGGGTATCGGCCTTGGGGCGGCCGGGCTCGGATACAACATCCTGCAGGGTCAGAAGCAGTCGGCGAACCAGAAGGCGCTGACGGCGGATGCCAACACGGCGACCGCAAACAGCAACAAGCTGGAAGCGAGCGGCGAGGATCTTCAGAAGTACCTCACCAACGGCACTTTGCCTGCGGCCTATCAGAGCCAGGTCGACCAGGCGATCCAGGATGCCAAGACCACGGCGATCTCGAATGCGGCCCAGCAGGGACAGCCGACGGACCCGACCCAGAACACGACGCTCGCAGCCTCGCTCGCCAAGATCGACGCTTCGCGCGCCAACATGCAGGCGCAGGTGGCGGCGCAACTGTTCTCGTCCGGACAGGGACTGATCAATGCCGGCCAGGGCGCGGCCGGACTATCCGGGCAGCTTTTCCAGGCGCTGGTGCAGAACGACACCACGCAGGCGGCCAACACCGGCAAGGCGATCGCCACGCTGGCGGCTGCTCTCAACGGCAGGTCCAGCAATTCGATCGGCGGAACGAACATCTCAGTCAGCCCGGCGTGATGAATGGCAGAACCGCAGACTCAGGACACCAGCTCGACGCCTGACATCGCCTCGCTGACCGGCGCGAGCGACAAGGGAGCTATTTCCGATCTCGTCAGGGTGCAGAAGGAGAAGTCGGCTGCCGATCTCGCGATCACGGGAGCGGCCGACAAGCGCATGGCGCAGGATCAGGTTCGCGTCGATAAGGCGTTTGCAGCGGAGGGCGTGTCCGCTTCGGAAAAGCTGAAGCCGTGGAACGCTGACGCCGAGCACAAGAAATTCGAATCCGATCCGATCATGGGGTTTGGCTCGGTCGGTGGCCTGTTCGCCATGGTGGCGTCCGCTTTCACCAAGGCACCGATGGAGAACGCCATCAACGGCATGGCTGGTGCGATCAACTCCATCAAGGAAGGCAACGAGGCGGCTTACACCCGCGCGCATGAGTCGTGGAAGGAGAACACCAAGCTCGCGATCGACCGCTGGAAGATGCAGCACGAGCTCTATCAGGACGCCTTGAGCCTGATGGATCACGATCAGGCCGCATCCGCCGCCAAGTTGCACAATGCCGCCGTCCGTTTTGGCGACAAACAGACCCTGATGCTGGCTGAGCACGGCATGGTCAAGGAGTTGTTCGAGCTTCAGTCTGCGCGCGCCTCGGCCGCAGGGCAGATGCAGGACCTGATGGACAAGACTACTGAGAAGGTCCTGCGTGACAAGGCTTACGAGGCGGGGGTGAAGGACATTCCGCCGACCGGCAATCCCGCGATCGACGCTGCCCACAAGCTCGCGCTGTTCACCCGCACGCATGCGCTTCAGAAGGAGACCCCGCAGCAGGCGCTGATAGGACAGTTCTTCCTCGAAAATCCGAAGGCGACGGCAGAGGAAGCAGCGACGTTCGCCGACAAGCACGGCATCATCCGGCAATATGGCGGAGCGGGTGGCGCTGGCTCGTCTCTCATCCCCGGCCGCGCCGATCAGGCGATCATCAACAAGCGCGCGGAAGAGTTGCGCAAGGAAGATCCGGCATTGTCGGAAACCGAGGCGTATACGATCGCCAAGCGGGAGATTAAAACGGAGTCGACCCCGCCGTCCGCCAACCGCGTGGACGATCTGCGTTCGAAGATCGACCAGACCGACAACATCGTCAACGCTGCGCAGAAGAATCTCGACTTCCTGCACCAGTTCAAGGGTGGCGCGGGCTTGATGGGCAAGGTCATGCGGGGCGAGGAGATCGCCTCCAACATCGTCGGCGCCGGCACCCAGACCGAGCGCGTGGAGTTCCGCCGCCGGGTGCATGAGCTCCAGGAGATGGTGCCGCGCATCATCACCGATGCCAACGGCCGCCCGCTGAAGTCGGCGCAGGACAAGGTCGACGACTTCGTGGCCGGTTTGAACGCCGGCGACACCGGACCGAACACGATCCGGGCGTACGAGGAACTGATCGACGAGATGAGGAAGCGGCAGAAGGATTATCGTGGCAGGATCGAAGGCGGTTACGACCCCACCTCGAAATCGTCCGGCACGCCGGCGGGAACCGCGAGACAAGCCCCGGCCAACTCCGACTGGCTCAACGCCTATCCGGAAAAACGCTGATGGCTGACGGCCTTCCTCTCGATACGGAAAGCATGGGTGCCGGCGATCCCGGCGCCGCCGGCGCGCTCGACCTTGGCGCGCAGACCATCACAAAGGAAAAGCCGCGCATTTCCACGCCCGAGGAAGCTTCGAAGCTTGCTCCGGGCTCGACCTTCATCGGCCCGGACGACAAGGAGCGGGTGGTTCCCTACAAGATCGACCGTCCCGAGCAGATCGCCTCGATTCCCGACGGCGCCGATTTCATGGGCCCGGACGGCAAGTTGCGCCAGAAGCCGAAATATGAGGGCATCGATTTCACGGCCCAAGCGCTTTACGACATGGGGGTCAACGACAAGGAGCGGAAGAAGGCGCTCGAGCGCTCCTACCCCGGAAAGGTCAGGGATGATCCGGCAGGCGGCTTCTTCGTCGAGGACGACGGCGTGTCCCGCAAGCCGGGGCGGGGTCTGTCGAAAGTCACCGGCGCGGTGGCGTCCGCCGCTGCCCCAACCATCCTGTCAGTGCTGGGTGCTCTCGGAGGCGGAGCTGCTGGAACGGCTACAGGCGCGGTCGGAGGTTCCGTGGTTCCCGTTGCGGGAACCGTCGCCGGAGGAATAGCCGGTGGGACTGCGGGCGCGGCCGCGGGCGGAGCGGGCGGTGCGATTCTCGGGCAAGGCTTCAACGACATCATCATGGGCTTGGCCGGCACGTACGATCGGTCTCGGGGCGAGGAAGCCACGGAAATGGCGCTTGCCGGCATGGGCGGCATGGCCGGTGCCGGTGTCGGCCGCGGGATCTCGACTGTGGTCCCCAGCCTGAAATCCGGCCTGTCGGCGGCGACTGCGGCCGCTCCCGGCGTTGCCCGCTCGTTTCTGGGCGCCGGCGAGGCCGACCTGAAGGCGGCGCGCGAGCTTGCTGAGAAGGGCGTGTCGGTTCCGCCATCGGCATGGGCCAAGGAAGCCCCGCATCTGCAGAACATGGTCGAGGTGTTTGACCCGGCGTTCCACACCAACCAGCCGCTCCTGGAGTCGGCGGTCGGGCATTACGAGAAGTCGGCAGGCGAGGTGTTGCAGGCGCTGGGGATCAAGGATCCGGGCTCGCTGACCAAGCCGCTGGCCGACGTGCCGACTAAGGAGGCAGGCGAGGCGCTGATGCGCAAGACGCTGGGCGAGCTTGCCGAGAAGGATGCCCAGATGGAAGCCGCCCTGGCGGCAAAGCGAGGTGTGCCGCCAGAATGGAATTTTGATGTGCGTGATCGCGGTGCGCCATTAAATGTTACGGGACAGCCAATGGCAGCAAGCCCGCGTTATACGATAAAAGTAGGTCCTTTTGAAGTCGAACTAGCTCCGGATACTTTCGATGCTTACGGAAAGCCCAAGAGCAATGAGTATTTTGTCGAACGTATCGAACGCAATCGTCAAGATCCGGCAGGAAAAGGATACGGACCAGAAGTTTACAAAAAAATTGCGCAGTTCTTAGAAGAAAAAGGGCATAAACTTCGTCCCGGTGCGGGGCCTCAACTTGACTATTCTCCGGGCGGTCGAAGC